CGAGGTTGGCACCGGCGAGGTTGGCACCGGCAAGGTTGGCACCGGCGAGGTAGGCACCGTCGAGGTTGGCACCGGCAAGGTTGGCACCGGCGAGGTTGGCACCGGCGAGGTAGGCACCGGCAAGGTTGGCACCGGCGAGGTTGGCACCGGCAAGGTTGGCACCGTCGAGGTTGGCACCGGCGAGGTTGGCACCGGCAAGGTTGGCACCGTCGAGGTTGGCACCGGCAAGGTTGGCACCGTCGAGGTTGGCACCGGCGAGGTTGGCACCGGCAAGGTTGGCACCGTCGAGGTTGGCACCGGCGAGGTAGGCACCGGCAAGGTTGGCACCGGCGAGGTTGGCACCGTCCTTCACGCCCCACTTCACCGCCAAGCCCAACTTAACGCTGGTGGCCGCGTTCTCGTCGCACTCGATCTCGGCTGTGAAGTTCACAAAGCTGCTGAAGCGGTTCATCACGTCGAACTTGATCAGGGCCATCCCGGCCTCCTCTGTTGATGGTGGGGTTAGACGGCTTCTGCGATCTGGCTGTTTGCAGCGAAGACGGCACGGGCAAAACCAAGCGGCGTTGCCGAGCGGAAGTCGGCCCGCCCTTCGTGGGGAGGGGCCTTGTGAATGCGGTCGTCAGGCGACCCAAGGTCTGCCTGCTGGATGTGCGGCATGACAAAGCCGCGCCCTATCCAAAGGCAGGTTTTCTTGGTGTAATTGTCGCTCGGCTCCAGTCGCGTGAACTGGAACGGGTGGAACGTATGGTCCGGCTTGCGCCAGTAAGATGAGATGGTGCTGACCGGGTTTTCGATCAGGTACGGCGCTTCAAACCACTCGCACCAGTACGCAGCGCGCTCGAAAAGCTGGACGCTGTGAGCGAGCTTGCCAAGACCCTTGCCGGCGAACCAGCGGGCACCGGAAACGGCGAGGTGATCGCATGGCGGGAAGGCCGCGACGAACGCCACATCAGCCTTTGCGAGCCACTTCGGCGGGTACCAAGTCAGCATGTCCGCACCAATCCGTGTGATGCGGCCAGACGTGTGTTCGCCTTCCGGGTGCTGTAGATCGACCAGCACGGCGCGGTAGCCCGCCTCGACCCATGGCTTCACCATGGCGTCCGTCTTGCTGTAGAGGGCGACGACGACACCCATCACACCCGCCCGTAGCCAGCGCGGTTGTCGGTGACTGTGATCTGGCTGCCGTGCACGCACATCTTGCCGCCATCATCGAACTTGACGATGTGCCACCCAAGGAGCGGGTGGGATGCCTTGGTCGCGCGGGCGATGGTGCCGGTCACGCGACGGTCGCCCATGGCGTAAGAGCAGGAAACTCGGGTTCCGGTCTTGATGGCCATCTGTCTCTCTCCTCATCACCGCGCCGGGTGGCTGGTGTTTGTGAGGAAAGTTATAGTACCGCTAAAAACAGAACTCAAGCGAAAAATGCAGTGGTGCTATAAAAATGTTAGCGGCAGGGGAATGAGGCTTTCAGCGCATTGAACATCAATACCGCTGACGGTAGGTGGCGATCCTGCGGTCGGTCGGCCAGATAGTTCATAAACACATCTTTAATCTGCCCAACCGTGGCGCGCGGCGGTAGGCAGATTTCACGGCTATATCCCAGCCATATTCCATCGGATAGCCCGGCGATCATTCCAACGCAGGTCGTGAACTCAGCCGACCCGGATGGCGACTGGCAAAACGAATACAGCCGGTTCCCGTCATAGAAATTAGCATAAGACGCGGCGGGTGCCGCAACGAGGAAGGCAAGGAAATACAGCAGCCTCATCCGCTAGTTCCCGTCCTAAGCATGATCCTGGCCATCTCCATAACGCGGGTGGCGTCTGCGTCGGAAATCTCATCAGCGAGGGCACGCAGGACGCTCTTAGGCCCGCTTGGCATGGTGGCCTGTAGGTTAGGGTCTTTCTCTGGTGGCCAAGAGACCAGCGCGCCCGGTGTGGTCTGTAGAGCGTCGGCAAGCGCCTCTAGCATGGGCTGCGTGTAATTGGTGTCGCCGCGCTCAAGCTGGGAAACCGCGCCAGCCGTCACGTCTATCCGCTCCGCCAGCCGCTCAAGCGTCAGCCCTCGGAACTTCCTCCATTCACGAATGAAGTGGCGGGGGTGTCCGGTTTTGAAGCGCGCTTTGACCTTGGCCATCCCGTCATTCTGATCCCTGCCCGGATTCGTTCTAGACAGCAGCGCTAAAAAAGCAGTTGCGCTATAATTCTAGTGGTGCTAAAAGTCTGGGCCATGAACACGATCCAAAACACATTCATCGAACGCGGCGTTGACCGGGCAGACCTGGCAAAGCAGCTCGGCGTAACGGTCGGCGCGGTCTGGCAGTGGCGGCAAGTTCCCGCTGCCCGCGTCCTTGATGTCGAGCGCATTACCGGCATCAGCCGTCATGAGCTTCGGCCCGACGTGTTCGGCAAGTCGGAGGCCGCATGACCCGCCTTCTCTTTGAACTCGGATACCTCGGGCTGTCCGTTCTGGCGGTCTGTCTCCTCCTGTGGCTGACCAGTCGGAGCCCGTCATGAACGCCGAAGTCGCAGCCGCTTTCTTCTTCGCAATCATCGCAGTCGTCGCCGTTATCGCGAAGACGCTGTGATGGCCCATTCAAACACGCACACGAGGCTTTCGCCCCTCGGGAGCGCCCGATCTGGAACTTCGAACGACCGGATCAGGGGGTGTGACGGCATCCCCGGCGAGTGCGTGAAGGCTGGCCGGTGGGAGCCAAGCCAGTTCCGTCGCCTTTTCAACCCGCGCGCTTTCCTCCTTGGGCGCGCAAACTTGGCCGCGAATGGCCTTTTTCTTTCTGTCTCCCTGCCGCCACAAGCCTGCAAGCACGCGCGGCAAGATGAGACCCAATCTACGCATTCGAATGCCTCCGTTGTGATGAGCAATCATCACCACAGGAGCAATCGGAAATGCCCAACAACATGTCGGAGACCATTGTGAACGATGTCACGCTCGAAGCGGCGCGGCTCATCCGTCTGTTTGCGCCACCAGCCGAACACCAGAACGTCAAGAGCCGCATTGCGACAGCTACCCGGCGTCTTGGGTGGGAAGCAAACCGCGTTCGGGACATCTGGTACTCGGACCAGCGCATTCGAGTTCGCGCCTCGGAGCTTGAGCAACTGAGGGCCAAGGAACGAAAGAACGAAGAGAAGGCCGCGCGGCATGAATTTGCAGAACTTAGAGACCGGATCGCACGACTTGAAGCGCTCTTGGTTTCGACAGACCCGGACATGCACAGCGCTCATATTGATGCGCTTCACCCGATGGCTCGCCTTGAAAATCGCACCCTGGATTGAGGATTGACCATGACCGTCGCTGATGAAATCCAATACGGCGTCGATAGCATCCGCAGGGGCCGGAACAGGCTGTTCCTTGCCTATCGCCTTGGCGGGTTCGCATCTGCCGGAAGCCTCGCAACCGTCACGCTGTCACAGGACATCGAAGACCTGACGGGCCTTCTGGCAGACCTCAAGAAAGCCAGAGCCGCACTGATTGACAACACGCCTGCCGAGTTTCGGAGGGCGTCATGAGCCGCACCGACATTGATATTCAGTGGATCGAGCGGGTGATGGCCGGGCTCTTGGCCGAGCATCCCGAGATGGCCGAGGACGAAATCCTTCGGGCTGACATGCTCGTCGGGTGCACCAACGCGGATGAGATACTCCGCAGGCTGGTCTTCGAACTCATCACCGACATCGCCATGGCCGAAGGCGTGGCCGAAAGCATCGGTAAGCTCAAGGAGCGCCAAGCCCGTTTTGAGAGGCGCCAGGATGCCATTCGCTCGCTGATGCAGCGTGTGATGGACGCAGCGCAGATCGGCAAGATCCAGCTTCCAGAGGCGACCCTTTCCATGCGTCCCGGTGTGGCTCGCGTCGTCATCGCTGACGAGAAAGCGATCCCCGAACGCTTCATCGTCACCACCACGTCAATCAGCAAGGCCGCGATCAAGGAAGCCATCAAGGACGGGATCACCATCGAAGGGGCTTACCTCTCGAACGCGCCGCCGTCGCTCTCAGTGAGGCTGTCATGATCGAAACATCCGCCAACATTGCCAATCTCGCCAAGGCGCTGAACGCCGCACAGGGCGCGATGACAGGCGTCCATAAGGACGGCAAGAACCCGCATTTCAAGTCCCGGTATGCCACGCTTGAGAACGTGATCGACACGGCGCGGCCCGCTCTCAATCAGAACGGGCTTTCGTGGACGCAAGCGCCAGGTCCCCTCGTGGACGGCGCAATCACCGTCACGACCATGCTCATGCACGTCTCAGGCGAATGGCTGCGGTCGGACTTCCACATGCCGCTCGCCAAACGCGATCCGCAGTCCACCGGCTCTGCGATTACCTATGCCCAGCGCTACGCCATGATGGCGATGCTCGGCCTCCCGCCGACCGATGACGACGCAGAGGAAGCAAGCCGTCCAGTCAAGCAGGAAGCCAGGCAAGCCCCTCGAGGCAAAGACCCGGCTGACGAATATGTCGTTATCGCTCTGGAGGTCATCAAGCTAGCCACGAGCGCCGACAATCTCAAAGCGTGGTGGGCCGAAGAACAGCCGCACCGCTCCGAACTCGGCATCGAGAAGGGCACGCCGCGCCATCAGGTTCTATGGGAGGCGCTGTCCGCAATGGGATCGGAGCTTCGCAGGCAATCCATGGAGGAGGCTGACTAATGCCATCCGAGAAGCGCCCGCTTTGGGTAGACCCGAAGCACATCACCGACGATCCGCGCACTGGCATGGTCCAGGTGGAAGTGCGCAAGCGCCGATCCACGATCATGAACGGGATGTATTGGGCACAGCTAGGCCAGATCATCGCCAGCGGTGCCACACGATACCCAACTGCCGAGCATCTGCACGACGCCATCAAAATGGAACTCGGTTACGTCGCGCCGATCTACCGGATGGATGGGTCGGTGGAGATCGTCCCCGACAGCACGGCCTTCGACCGGATGGACCAGGCCGCGTTTAACGCCTTTTACACGGCCGCGATGGAGATGGTGCAGATCCATCTCGGCATCGACGTGTCGCAGATCGTGAGGGCGGCATGACCCTCGATGATTACCGCGCCATCGTCGCCAAGTCGCATTCCTCGTTTGAGCCGTCCGGGTTTACCGGGGACTTCGATCTACCCTCGGCAATGTTCCCGCATCAGCGCGCATCCGTTGAGTTCGCCTTGCGTGGCGGGTCTAACGCACTGTTTCTCGATACCGGGCTAGGTAAGACGCTATGCGCGCTTGCATGGGGCCAGGAAGTTGTTCAACGGACTAACCGCCCTGTCTTGATGTTGGCACCGCTTGGCGTCACAGGCCAGCACAAGCGCGAGGCAGACCATTTCGGAATTGACGCCGTCGTTTCGCGCGATGGTGGTCCGCAATCTCCCCGCGTGGTCATTGCCAATTACGAGCGGCTGCATCTGTTCAACGCAGATGACTTCGCGGGCATCATTCTTGATGAAAGCTCGATCCTTAAGAGCTTCAGCGGGAAGACCACAAAGCGGCTGATTTCCTCGTTTTCCCGCACGCCATACCGATTGGCTTGCACGGCGACCCCGGCCCCGAACGATCATACCGAGCTAGGCACTCACGCGGATTTCCTTGGCGTCATGTCGCGTGACCAGATGCTCATGCGATGGTTCCTGCATGACAGCATGGATACCGGAACATGGCGGCTTAAGGGCCATGCCGTCCGTCCCTTCTGGGATTGGGTCGCGTCGTGGTCGCGGTGCATCTCCAAGCCTTCGGATCTTGGGTTTTCCGATGACGGGTTTTCAATGCCGGAACTGCGGATGCACAAGCATCAGGTTGCGGCTGACCGTTCAATCGGGAGGGGATCGGAGAAGGACGGGCAGAACCATCTTTTCCGAATGCCCGATACCTCAGCGACATCCATCCATGCTGAAAAGAGGCTGACCAAAGAGGATCGAGCCGCAAAGGTCGCGGAAATCGTCGGCGCGGAACCGGGCGAGGCTTGGTCGATCTGGGTTGAGACCGATTACGACGCCGAGGCAGTCCTTGCCGCTGTGCCTGGGGCCGTTGAAGTCCGAGGGTCTATGTCGCCAGAGGAAAAGGAATCGCGCCTATCGGCTTTCTCCGATGGCAGCGTTCGCATCCTTGTCACCAAGGCCAGCATCGCGGGCTTTGGGCTGAACTGGCAGCACTGCGCACGCACCGTCTTTGCCGGAATGAGCTTCTCTTACGAGGCGTTCTATCAGGCGGTGCGCAGGCATTGGAGGTTCCGTCAAACGCGCCCCGTCGATTGCCATGTGGTCGTTGCCGATACTGAGGCTGCGATCTGGGATGTCGTGTCCCGCAAGGCAGGCGACCACGCCGCGATGAAACGCGAGATGGCTGCGGCAATGGCCCGCGCCCATCGTTCTGAAATCCGCCTTCGCACCTATCAACCCGAACAGAGGACCGCGCTTCCGACGTGGCTGTCTGCATGAACGTGATCGATCAGAAGATTGGCGAGCGCTTTGCCGCCTATAACGCGGACACAGTTGAGTTTTCCGCGACCATGCCGAGCGAGAGCATCGGGCTGTCCGTCTACTCCCCTCCGTTCTCTCAGCTTTACGTTTACAGCGAGAGCGACCGCGATATGGGCAACGTCGCGGATCATGACGAGTTTGCCGAGCGCTATCGGTTCCTTGTCCGAGAGCTACTGCGCGTCACCAAGCCGGGTCGCATCAGCGCGGTCCATTGCTCCGATCTGCCGACATCAAAGCAACGGGATGGCGTTATCGGCCTGTTCGATCTTCCCGCACTGATCCGTCAGGTCCACGAGGATGAGGGGTGGATCTATCACTCCCGCGTCACGATCTGGAAATGCCCGGTCGTGGAGATGACGCGGACCAAAGCCCACGGGCTGCTCTACAAGACGCTCCGCACGGATGGCTCCCGCGTCCGTGTCGGAATGCCCGACTATCTCATGGTTTTCCGTAAGAAGAGCGACGGCAAGACGCCGGAGCCGGTAACACACGACCCAGGCGTTTACCCGGTCTCATGGTGGCAGGAAGCCGCATCCCCGGTGTGGAGTACGATTGACCAGACGGACGTTCTCAACGTCGCCGTTGCCAGAGACGAAAAGGACGAGCGCCATCTTTGCCCGCTGCAACTCGATGTGATCGAGCGGTGCGTGCATCTGTGGAGCAATCCGAACGATGTCGTTTTCTCACCGTTCATGGGGATCGGTTCGGAGGGATACATTTCCCTTAAGCATGGACGGCGGTTCATCGGGACTGAGTTAAAGCCAGCCTATTTCCGGCAGGCGGTGCGCAATCTTAACTTGGCAGAGAGCGAGGGCGTTTCGGGTGATCTGGTGTCGCGGATGGTGGCGGCAGAATGACCCTCGTTCGCGCGCCCATCGGCAGCCTCCTCAAGTCCGTCGACAAGGCCCGCAAGCCCGTCAAGGCTCGGGCCAAGGATGACGACCATCTGGCCTTCCTCCGCACGCTCCCTTGCGTCGTCACCGGCTCCAGCCCGGTAGAGGCCGCGCACATCCGGTATGGCTCGAAAATATGGGGCAAGCCGATCAGCGGCATCGGCACGAAGCCAGACGATCGGTGGTGCCTCCCCCTCAGCCCGGACAAGCACCGTGAGCAGCACAGCGGCTCTGAGGCGGCGTTCTGGAAAGCCCACGGCATTGAGCCGCTCGTGACCGCCGCCCGCCTTTACGAGGCTTCTGGCGACCACGCAACCGCATTGAAAATCATCCGTGACGCACAAGCAGCGAGGACGAAATGAACGCCGGTGAACGAATTTTGCAGATGCTTCAAAACGGTGTCTCGAATGCAGACATCATGCGCAAGTTACACGTCGGGAAGGACCGCATTCAGCACGTCAGGCGTGATCATGGCCTCGTCGGTATGCAGGCCAAGAAGCTCGCCTGCGGGAACACTGCCCCGGAAGCTGGCCCCTATCTCCCCGATATTGATGTCACCATAGAGGGCGACCCGCTTGGTGATGCCTTGGCCGCTGCCGGGTATCAACGGGCTGTCGCTGGTCCGTGGTCGGCATTGCCCGTCCGTCAGAAGCTCCTTCAGTCCAAGCGGAAAGATGCGTCTCACGACCCGATGCACTATCCAAAGCCGATAGGCCCAGCAAATCTGCGGATTGATCTGAGGTTGGTTTGTGATGGCCAGGTTATCCTAAACCGCACTCGCGGCCCGCGTACCATCATGATTGCGGTTGCCGAAGAACACGGCTTGACCGTTGAGGACATGCTTTCTTCGGCACGAATGGCCGGGCATGTCAAGGCGCGGGCGGTCTGCGCTCACCGTCTCCACAAGAGCGGGAAGTCGCTGCCACAGGTCGGGGAATTGATGGGTGGCAGAGACCACACCACAATCATGTATTTGATCCATACATACGATGAAAACGGAGTGCATTGCGGCTCTTATCGGCGTTCAGCGCCATCTGGCCAATCCCCCTCAAGGAACTCGGCAGGGTCGGGAGCGGTTCCATCATGAGCCGCTTTTCCCGCGACAAGGGCAACCGATACGAAAACGAGATCGTCAACGCCCTGCAAGACATGGGCCTTGACGCCGAGCGCGTACCCCTCTCAGGGGCAGCAGGGGGCTCGTACACGGGCGATCTAACTTGCCCGGTGCTTGGAGAGGACAAGAAGCTCGAAGCCAAGCGTAGGGCCTCCGGGTTCAAGACGCTCTACGGCTGGATGGGCGACAACTACGGCATCGTGATCCGCGACGACCGTTGCCCGTCTCTTGTCGTGATCCGCCTGGAGGATTTCGCGAAGCTGGCGAGGGGTACATGACCGAATGGTTCCGCATGTGGCACGGCGCTCCATCGGACCCAAAGTGGCGCACCGTCGCAAAGCGAGCGAACACCCAGCCCGGCAATGTCTGGGCTGTGATGACATGCCTCATGGATAGGGCGAGCCAAGCAGAGGAGCGGGGCTGCGTTCATGGGTTTGATAACGAGGTTATCGCGGACGCTCTCGGATACGAGGTTGAAGAGGTCGAACGGATTATCTCAGTTCTGGCAGACAAGGGTGTCATTGCCAGCGGTCGGCTTGCGGCCTGGGACAAGTACCAGCCGAAGCGCGAAGACGGCTCTGCGGAGCGTGCAAAGGCATATCGGGAGCGCGTCAAGGGCGATGCGAACGCAACCGAACGCAACCGAACGCAAACGACCGCTAGAGAAGAGGAGATTAGAGAAGAGAAGAAAGAGAGGGTAGTCGCGCTATGCGCGCCGCCCGCCCCCAAGGCTACAAACAAGATGGGGAGAAATACCCGTTTAGCAGCGGGATGGGAAATTTCCGAGGGTCAGTTGGAGTATGCTCTGTCAAGTGATTTGACGCTTGGCGAGGCCCATGACGAAAGCCTGAAGTTCAAGGACTACCACTTGAGCAAGGGCAGCATGATGACCGATTGGGATGCGGCATGGCGGACCTGGGTTCGCAACCATCTCCGGTTTCGCTCAACCGACAAACGGAGGGCTTGATGCTCCCCTCGATGATCCAGACGCACTTTCTCGACCGCATCTCAAACACCCACGGCGAGCCCCCTAAGGACACCGAATGGGCGACGGACCTCAGCGTTAGGCTTGAGGGCGTCGATGCGACCGCCGAGCAACTGAACCGGGCTGCGGATAGCCTGGTTGAGACGATCAAATCAAAGAGCTTCCCGCCTTTCTCGGTCTGCCTGAAGGCGATACGTGACGCGGTGCAAGACCGGTATGCCAAGGGAGGCCATATCGGGGCGGTGGAAGGGATCACCTCCGAAAACTACAGCCATCATGTCCAGAAGTGGCGAGGCCGCTTCGGAAACGACTATCTCGTTTTGAGCCGCAATCAGGCTGCGGAATGGGAGACATGGCGGGAGTATTTCCGCATCAAGGCCGAGTTCGATCCGAAATTCGGTTTCGACTATGAGGCGCTTTCCAACCCTGCAAAGCAGGATTGGACGGTGCCGACGCCATGGCCGGATATGTTTGACCGCAGCGCACCGATGCCATTGACGGGCGAGGCTGTCCGCAGGGCGCGCACACCCGCTGGCACCTTCCGAACCGAAGCCATGATCGCCAAGACCAAGGCAGAGCTTGAGCGGTTCCACCGTGATGTGCCGAGCCGTCGCCGTGAGGAGCGCGTCAAAAGACAGCACATCGACGAAGGGGCGTTTGACAGGTGGGCAGAGGAAACCCGAGCCAGCCCGACGCCATCCCCGTCATCTCAGCTTGTCAGTCGCATGAACCCGCAACAGTTCCGCGATGCAGCGGAGTGAGGAACCCATGAGCAAGCGTTTTGAAGTGAAATCCTGGCGCAAGAGCCACACCGGGAAAGCCTACACCGTCCGCATCGGCTCGGCATGGACCGACGACAAGGGCCTGATACGGCTGTCGTTCGATGCCCTGCCCATCGCAGACGACCAGAACCGCGTCCAGTGCTTCCTAGAGGAGCCGAGGGAGCGGGAAGAGACACCGCGTAAGAGCCCCGGTCGGGCGGATGTATCGGACGATATCCCGTTCTGAGGAGCCACCATGGCACGACGCGGCGGCAAGAAGCGCAAGGCGGGTATCAAGCGTGAGGCGAACGGGCGGGCGTCCCGCAGGCTGGACGATGTGAAGCGGTCTCAAAAGCTGAGTGACGAGATGTCAGAGGCAGAGGCCAAGTCTGTCGCGCTAGAGGCTCGTATGCGACACACCGGGCTGAAGCTCGAACTGCTGGACCTTCAGGACGCAGGGCGACCGAACGCCGGGACCGTCCATGGTGTGTTGTTGCTCCGTGGCGATATCACCAAAGACCAGTACACGGCGGCAGAGTGGTACATCGGCAGGCGGTGCGAGTATTTCCGCTGCCAGCAGATACCAGACCCCGACGTGCCGCGCTTCCTTGGCAGCGGTCACGGCGACGAGGACAAATATGAAAGCTGGGTGGTCGCCACTAAAGCGATGTGGTCGGACGTACTGGACTGCATTCAGGATGCATCGACGCAATCTAGGTCGCCGCTCAAGTCCGCGCTGGACACGCTGCTAGCCCGTCAAGTGATGGTCGAGCATCAGGTGGGAGACCTTCGGCTGGGGCTCAACGCCATCACACGGCGGTTTATCCAGACGAAAAAACTTGCGATGGCATGTTGACATCCTCGCGCGCGTGTGCGAGGTGTCAGTTACATCAGTATGCGGAATTGCGTCTGGCCTCGGTCGGGCGATTTCATCGACGGGCGCGCCAACGCCTCGGTAAGTGCATTGTCAGTGATTTCCTTTTGCGGGTTTTCGATACAGGGCCTCCCGGTTTCCGCTGGGGGGCCTTTTCGTTTTGGAGGCCGCTATGTCCGATCTGTATGACGACGGCCTCGAAGCTCTTGACGAGTGCTACACGGCGGATTGCGCCATGGTCTGCGTGATAACCCTCGACAGCGAGGGGACGGTCCGCGTGTCGGTGGTTGATGATTGCGAGTTGACCGAAGACGAGGTTGCGGCAGTCGTCGCCAGTGCGGCCAGGATGATGACGGAAAAGAGCCACTAGCTATGGCAGAGCGCGGACGTAAGCCCGGTTTCACGATGTCTAACGAGCATCGGGTTAAAATTCAGAACAGCAACGTTCTCAATGCGCTTATTGAACACGCTGAAGGAAGGCGTGAAATGTCGTCGTCACAGGTCACAGCGGGCCTTGGGCTGCTCAAGAAAGCGCTGCCAGACCTGACCACGATCACGCATCAGGGCGACGAAGACGGCGGTCCAGTCAATCACTCTCTCAAGGTCGAATTTGTCAACGGTTCGCCTGCCGACCGCGTTTGAGGGCCTGTTCAGGCCGCATCGCTACAAAGCATTCTACGGAGGGCGCGGGTCGGCCAAGTCTCACTCGATAGCGGCTGCGCTGGTCCTGATCGGTGCACAGGAACCCAAGCGCATCCTCTGCGCTCGTGAAATCCAGAAGTCGATTGCGGATTCGGTCAAGCGGCTGCTTGAGGACAAGATCAAGGCTTTGGGCCTGTCGGGCTTCTACTCGTCAACGCTAACGGGGATCACAGGCAAAAACGGCACAGAGTTTCTGTTCGCGGGGCTTCGGACTAACCCGGAAAGCATCAAGTCGCTCGAGGGCGTTGATATCGCATGGGTCGAGGAAGCGGCGACCGTCTCGCAATCCTCACTCGACATTCTCATCCCGACCATTCGCAAGAGCGGATCGGAGCTTTGGTTTAGCTGGAACCCCAGGTTCAAGAACGATCCGATTGACGTGATGTTTCGCGGCGAGCACCCGCCACCTGAGGCTCTTGTCCGTCGTGTTCTATGGGATGAAAACCCATGGTTTCCCGATGTGCTGAAAGGCGAACTCGAGTGGGATCAGGCCAGAGACCCTGACAAGTATGCCCACATCTGGCTTGGCGAGTATCAGCGGAACTCGGAAGCCCGCGTGTTTCGAAACTGGCGGATTGACCGCATGGACGCACCGCAGGACGCCAGACCCTACTTTGGCGCAGATTGGGGCTTTGCCGTCGATCCGACCGTTCTGGTTCGCGCATACCTTTGGGATCGAACGCTCTACATCGATGCCGAGGCTCACAAGATCGGTTGCGAGATAGATCATACGCCGAAGCTGTTCGACACGATCAGCGGCTCTCGCGATTGGCCGATCAGGGCTGACAGCGCGCGGCCTGAGACGATTTCTTACATGCGTAAGCAGGGTTTCAACATTCACGGTGCCGAGAAGGGACCGAACAGCGTCAAGGACGGCGTGGAGTTCCTGAAGTCGGTGGACATCGTTGTTCATCCTCGCTGCACGCACACGATTGACGAACTGACGCTCTACTCGTGGAAAACCGACAAGCTGACTGGCGAAATCCTGCCGGTTCTCGATGACAAAAAGAACCATGTGATTGACGCGCTGCGGTACGCCCTGGAGGCGACGCGCAAGTCTGTCGCCACCGTTGATGACGACACATTCATTCCACCGATGCCGATGCACTCGGGCGGGTGGCTAGGAGCGTAAATGACCGAACCTGACGACATGGAAAAGGGCGGCAAGAAGCCCGAACATAGTCAGGTCATGAAGGCGTTTGATCAGGCGTGGGAGGCTGACCGCGACAATCGCGAGGATGCGCTTTCCGACCTGAAGTTTGTCGCTGGCGATCAGTGGCCCGATGACGTGCGCAAGGCGCGGGAGGCGCAAGGCCGTCCGGTCATCACGATCAACCGGATGCCGCAATTCCTGCATCAGGTCACGGGCGACATGCGGCAGTCGCGCCCGGCCATCAAGGTCTCGCCGGTTGACGACGAGGGCGATCCCGATATCGCCAAAATCTACAATGGCATCATCCGCCAGAGCGAACGGCTGTCAAAGGCCGATATGGTCTATACGAAGGCGTTTGAGGGCGCTGCGGCCTGTGGCATCGGTCATTTCCGCATTGCCACCGAATACGCCAAGGACAGCGTTTCGGACCAAGATATTCGGATCAAGATCGTCCAGAACCCGCTTGGCGTGTTTTGGGATGCGAACTCGAAAGAGATAGACCGCTCGGACGCCAAGTTCTGCTTTGTCGTCGATGGCATGACGGAGGAGGCTTACAAGGCGCGCTGGCCGAAGGCTGTCGTTGCCCCCATCGGCGCGGGAACCGACCAAATCGGTACGGGGCTGTTCTGGGCCTCGACCGATATGATCCGGGTCGCGGAATATTGGTACAAGGTTCCCAGGCGCCGCACGATTGCGCTGATGGAGACCGGCGAGACCGTCGATCTCGGCAACGTGAAAAAGGAGCTTCACCAGTTCCTTCCTATCGCTGTCCGTGAGGACGGCACGAAGGCCACGCGCGAGGTGGACAGCTTCGACGTTGAGATGTGCATCGTGTCCGGTTCGGACATTCTTGAGGGGCCGTACAAGTTCCCGGTCCCGCATATCCCGATCATCCCCGTCATTGGCGAGGAAGTGGTCATCGGTGATCGCGTCGTGCGATCCGGTCTCATTCGCCACGCGAAAGACCCTCAGCGGCTTTACAATTACTGGCGGTCATCGGCTGCTGAACTGATCGCGCTGGCACCGAAGGCCCCTTGGCTGGTCACAGCCGAGATGATCAAGTCCAACAAAGGCATGTGGGATCGGGCGAACGTCTCGCCGGTTCCGTATCTGCTCTACAATCCCGACCCGGCTGCTCCCGGCGGAATGCCGCAGCGCATCATGCCTCCGACGCCTCCTCAGGCCCTGTGGCAGGAAGCACAGATCGCATCCGACGACATGAAGGCGACCACCGGCATTTACGATGCTAGCCTGGGTGCCAAGTCGAACGAGACATCAGGCAAGGCCATCCTGGCTCGCCAGCGTGAGGGCGATACGTCAACGTATCACCTGATGGACAACCTCAGCCACGCCATCCGCCGTGCTGGTGAAATCATCTGCGCTTTGATCCCGAAAATCTATGACACGAAGCGGGTCGTGCGCCTGCTGAACGAGGATGGGTCGGAGGATTGGAAGACGATCAACCATCAGGTCATGAACGCCGATGGAACGCCCATCGTTCTCAATGACCTGTCGGTGGGCAAGTACGATGTCACCGTCTCGACCGGGCCGAGCTACTCGACGCAGCGCATTGAGAGCGCGAACGCGATGGTTGAGTTTGCCCGCGCTTACCCGAACGCCGCCCCCGCGATGCTCGACAAGATTGCCAAGATGATGGATTGGCCGGAACACGAGATCATTTCGGCCCGACTGAAGGCGATGCTCCCGCCGCAACTCCAATCGCTGTTCGACATGATCGACGACAGCGGCGGCGATAGCAAGAAAATGGCCGAGTTGATGCAACAGCAGCAGGGTCAGCCCGATCCTGCCTCCGAACTCAAGGCCAATGAACTCGTCTCCAAGATCGAAAAGACCAAGGCGGAAACGCAGGGGATCGGTCTGGATAACCAACTAAAGGCCATGCAAGCAGGCTTGCCCATGCCACAGGCAGAGCAACAGCCCATGGCTCCTGAGATGCAGCCCGATCCGGGTATGCAGTCGCCCCAGTCGGCGTTCGGCTGATCTAAACCCAGAGCTTCAATGTCTGACGAACTTTCGCCTGTGGAGAGCGTATCTCCCGAGGTCGCACAGCCGACTGAAAATGCTGCCCCGGTAGAGACCACCGAAAAGGTCGAAACTCATGAAGTCGTTGAGGCCAAACCGGAAGGCGAAGCCCCTGAGACCAAGGAGAAGCCCAAGAGCCGCGCGCAAGAGCGGATTGAGGAGCTTAATGCGAAGTACCGCGAGGAACAGCGCCGAGCCGAAGCCCTCCAAGCCCGCTTGGATAGCCTCAAATCGGCAAGTGCGCCCGATCCTCAGAGGTATGACGACCCGACCCAATTCCAGGTTGACACGACAAAGCACGCTGTCCGAGAGGCGCGCGCCGAGGAACTGGCAGCCGAGATTGGGGAAGTCCGCAACTCCGCAGAAACGGCCAAGGCCGCGATGTGGAGCGAGAAAGTCAACGCCAATCGGGAGCGCTTTCCCGACTTCGACGCCGTTGTTGGCGCTCCTGACCTCACCATCACGAAGACGATGGCAGAGTGCATTCAGGACAGCGACCTAGGCCCGGCTGTCGCCTATTACCTCGGCAAGAACCCTGATGAGGCCCGCCGCATTGCCGGTCTCCCCGCTGTCCAGCAAGGACGCGAGCTTGGCCGCTTGGAAGCGAAAGTAACGCTGCCGCCGCCAAAACGAACTTCAACGGCCCCACCTCCCGCGCCCGTGTTGGCCGGTGGCGGTGCGCCAATCTCGACAACGGCTCTCGCAGACCTTCCGATGGATCAGTTTGCCGAACGGCTTCTGAAGTCCATGGGAACGCGATGAGCCACTTGCCCTGAAGGGGTAAAATCTCATGGCTACCAATACCACTCTGACGGCGGATATCGTCGCCAAAGCGGCCCTCACACTGCTCGACAATGAGCTTGTGATGGCCAAGAACGTCTACCGCGGCTACGATTCCGAGTTTGATGCCAATGTGAATGGCTTCAAGCCCGGTGACACCATCCGCGTTCGTCGCCCGGCTGACTTCACCGTCCGCGACGGCGCAACCGCATCATCCCAGGACGTTGTGGAAGGCTCGACCACTATTGTCGTGGACAAGCAAAAGGGCGTGGACTTTGAGTTCACCTCGTCCGAACTGACCCTCAAGATCGAGGATTTGGCGGAGCGCGTCCTCAAGCCCGCCATGCGTCAGCTTGCCAATCAGATCGACGTTGATCTGATGAACCTCTACAGCAAGGTGTGGAACTGGGTCGGCACGCCGGGCCAGACGGTGAACAGCTTCGCGGACTTCTACAAGGCCCCGGAGCGTCTGAACGCCTCGGCTGTCCCGATGGATAGCCGTTACGCTGCTCTCTCTCCCTATGACCACGCTGGCATGATGGGTTCGCAGACCGCCCTGTATATTCAGGACGCGGCGCGCGGTGCCTATCGTTCTGGCGCTCTTGGCGAGATTGGCGGCATCATGACCGGCATGACCCAGAACACCCCGACCCACACGGTCGGCGTTGCGACGGGTACGCCGCGCATCAACGGCGCTTCGCAGAACGTCACGTACGCTTCGGTCAAGGCCGTTGCCGCGTGGTCTCAGTCCCTTGTGACCGATGGCTGGACGAACTCCACCACCGGCATTCTGAAGGCTGGCGACGTGTTCACCATTGCCGGCGTTTCTGCCGTCAACCCGGTGACGAAGGCAACCCTGCCTTTCAGCCAGCAGTTCGTTGTGCTTGCCGACGCCAACTCTGGCGCTTCGACCGGCCCGGCAACCCTGACCATCTCGCCTCCGATCATCACGTCGGGCGCGTTCCAGAACTGTTCTGCCGTTCCGGCTGATGACGCTCTTATCACCGTGATCGGTTCGGGCGCGACTGCCTACGTCCAGAACCTTGTGTTCCACAAGAACGCATTCGCTCTGGCGTCTGTCCCGATGGTTCGCCCGCCTGGTGCGGTTGACGTGTCGCAGCGCTCCTACAAGGGCCTGAACGTTCGCGTCATCCCGTTCTATGACGGCACGAACGACGTGTCCAAGTGGCGTCTTGATTGCCTCTATGGCGTCAAGGCACTAAACCCCGCTTTGGCCACCCGTCTTTCGGGCACTGCGTAACGAAACGAGGGGGAGGGCCGAAGCCCTCCCCTTTTTCGTGAGGTATCCATGGCCACAGTCGAACAGATCGTCACGCGCGCACGTCGCAAGCTCGGGATATCCGACGCCGAAGAACCGTTGCAGGCGTACGAACTCCAGGAGGGCATGGGCCTTCTCAACGACATGCTACAGGCATGGAAGTTGGAAAAGGTCGTCTTGGCCGTCCCGACGCTCCAGGCTGTATCCGACACGGTTTACGTTGACACCTACGGCGCTGCAACGCTCTCAGACGAGGCTAACGAGGGCTTCACGTCCTGTCTCGCTATTCGGATGGGCGATCACTACGGCACGCAGGCAAGCCCGTCCGTGGTGGCTCTCTGCTCCAATTCCAAGCGCGCCATCCTGTCGGAGAGCTTCGACAGTGAAAACGCGGACGCCGAGTTTGACGATGGTATCATTCGTATGCCCTCGCAACGGCTGGCTGGCTTCTGATGCTTGAGGCACCGTTTGCCACGCGGGCGGGCGAAAACCTCTCTGTCCAGAACACGCGAGAGAACCTTCTCAATATGTATGTTGAGAAGGCACCGGGCGGGCGCGGTCAGATATTGAGGACGCAGCGCGCGGGCCTGAAAAAGAACGCCAGCCTCTCAGGGGAGGCGAGGGGCGTCCAGAACCTTCGCGGCAATGATTACGCCGTTGTGGGTTCAGGCTTCTACCGGCTGTCCACCACGGAAGCCTTCTTGCTCGGCACGCTGGAAACCGAAACCGGGAAATGCTCCTTCGCTGAAAACGCAACCCAGATCGCCATTTGCGACGGGTTCTCGCTCTACTGCTTCGACGGAACGGTTCTGACCAAGACGACGCTCCCCGATGGGATTGTCGCGGGTTCGGTGTCGGGTCTGGACGGCTACGCTCTCATCAATGACCGGAACTCTGGAAAGTTCTATCGAACCGACCTGAACGATTTCAAGACCGTTGGGGCTTTGAACTTCGCGACCGCCGAAAGCCAGCCTGACAAGCTGGTGCGCGTGTTTGTCGATCACCGTGAAGTCTGGCTAGCCGGTCAGACTTCGATTGAAGTCTGGGGCAATACCGGCGCGTCAGGGTTCTCATTCTCGCGTGTCCAAGGCATCGCTCTAGAGCGTGGCTGTGCAGCGGCACATTCCTTCGCAGCCGAAGACAACACGGTTTTTTGGCTCGGCAATGACGGCTTTGTCTATCGCGCCGACGGGTATCGCCCGGCTCGGATTTCGGATGAACAGATTGAACGGCTGATTGCCAGCGCAGCGCCGTGGTCTGACGCCCATGCCTGGGTCTATGCGGTTCCGGGCCATAAGTTCTACGTCCTGACGTTCCCCGGTCGTCTGACGGTCGTCTATGACATCACGTCGGGTCTCTGGCATCAGGCGAAAACCTGGGGTTCGGAGAGTTGGGATGTCGTCGGCCCCGTCAAGCTCGGGGCAAGCGTGGTCCTGGCGCATTCCGGCATCTGCCAGCTTGTCAAAGAGCGCAACACCGACAATGACGGGATAATGGAACGCAAGGCGACGGCACCCCCGATCTATTCGGAGGGCAAGCGCATCGCCATAGACGCCTACTGGCTAGACGTGGACGTAGGCACCAGTCTTTCGAGTGTCAGCCCGTCTGTCATGCTGACGATATCGCGCGACGGCGAGACATTCGGAAACGTCCGAACGAGGGGACTGGGCGCCATTGGCGACTATGTACGCCGGGCAGTCTGGCGGAACCTTGGCGTCTCTAGAAAGTGGACCTTTTCGGTTTCTGTGACCGATGACGTGCCGTTCACCGTGGTTTCAGGCCGCATGAGCGCAAGGGTCATGGGGTCGTGACGGTCTTTATCCCGCCCAATATCATGTGGGTGGACCAGCGCGGCGGACTGACAAGAGAGGCGCTTGCCGTCCTGAGTTCCATTACCAATGCCGCACCGACGCAGTGGGTGGCTGACACTCTGACAGCCTCTGACGCCCTCTACTACACGGTGCCTGCGGACAAAACAGGCGAAATCACCGCAGCAAGTGCGGTGAACACGTCAGCCGGCGACATTCTGATAAACGTCAACATCGTTCCGGCTAGCGCAAGCCCGTCCGCATCCAACCTCGTCGTTTCCAACCTCGTCGTCTCGGTTGGGGGTTCTGTTTCACTCAGCAGCCTAGTTGGGCAGGCCGTTCCTCCCGGCGCGTCGATCTACGCCAACAGCGACACGGTTGCCGCCTGCGTTCTGACCATCTCGGGAATAGAGCGCGCGCAATGAGAGAGGCGACAGAAGACGATATCCCCCGTCTCGTTGAGATGGGGCGGCAGTTCCATGCCATGTCTGACTATAACTGGGCAGAATATGACCCGGAAGCCATCGCTTCCATGCTTCGCGGCTTTATCGCCTCCGATCAGGCGTGCGCCTACTGCCACGATCATGGCGTGATTGGTGGGGTGCTGACGCCACTCTATTTCTCACCGTCCAACCTGATCGCGGTTGAAACCTTTTGGTGGGCTGAACGGGACGGCGGGCAGCTTCTGACGGCCTTTGAATGGTGGGCAGAGACCAAGGGCGCGAAAGCCATGTCGATGTCCCGCCTCGAGGGAAAGAGAGACCGCGTTGTTGATTGCATTTTGCGCAAGCGCGGCTATTCGCCCGCTGAACACTCGTATCTGAAGGGGCTGTAAATGGCTGCCATCTCCGGTCTCATTGCGGCTGGCATTGGCGCGGCTGGTGCCATCGGTGGCGGTATGCTTGCCTCCAGCGGTGCACGGTCTGCGGCCAACACACAGGCCAAGGCCGCCGATCAGGCGACACAGGCCCAGAAGGACGCATATCAGCAGACCCGCGTCGATCAAGCCCCATGGATGCAATCGGGCCAGACGGCGCTCTATAGCCTGATGGACAATCTAGGGCTGTCCCGTCCGACCAACCCGGTTTTCTATGACGTGAACTCAGGCCCGGTTGGTTCACAGTATGGCAACAGCCTACAGGGCAATAGCCAGACTGACATGGGGTCGCCTGGGATCACGGGAGGCCCGGCCCCCGGTCCCGTCGGCACAACTCGGCCCGGCATGACGGCCTCGATGGGCTTTCAGCAGACGCCAGGCTATCAGTTCCAGGTTCAGCAGGCGACGGACAACACCAAGAACCAGATGGCCGCGCTCGGCATGGCCGGGTCCGGTGACGCTCTGAGGGCCTTGGGCGAGCGGACGCAGGGTATCGCCAATCAGGAATATGGAAACTACCTGAACCGCCTCGCATCCCTTGCTGGCATGGGCCAGACGGCGACGAACAGCGTCCAGGGTGCCACGACGGCCATGGGCAATAATATGTCCAGCATCGCCATGACGGCGGGCAATAACCGCGCCTCGTCTCAGCTAGGCGAAGCGCAGGGATGGGGCCGTGCTTTGGGCCAGATCACCGCACCGGGCGGCTTTGGCCAGCAGGCGGGCAACTATCTCGCGAACAGCTTCAACGGTGGCGGTGGCTACGGCGGGGGCGGTTATTCGCAGCCGGTCGGCTATGGCGGAAACTACCTCTCACCGTATGGGTCATATTGATGGCGAACGCTCTCTCCCCTAGCGACTACGCTGCTGGCTCGACTGGCTTCATGGAGGGCAATGCGCTCGCCATGCAACAGCAGCGCTTGCAGATGGATCAGGGCAAGGACCAGCGGGACGCGCTTGCCCATTCAATGACGATGATCGGTTCTATTGCTCTTGGCGCTAAGGGCAACCGAATGGATGGTCAGGTTGACCCGCAGAAATTTGAACAGGGCTTGGACTACCTCCAGTCGCGCGGCCTCAACGTGTCGGCCTTCCGTGGTCGGCCTGAGATGGCAGACGTTGCCGCGTCGGCCTCCATGACCGCCATGCAGCAACTTCAGGCTGGGCAGATGGCGAACGCCGTCCAGCAGCAATTCTTGCAGAACGTCCTTGCCGTCCGTAGGGACGCCCGTGACGAGCAAAACCTGCAACGTCAGATGGGCATTGCCGAGCGTACCGCAGCGCAGCAGGGCATCCCCTCTGGCTTCCGCAGGGCCGATAACGGCAACCTCGAGGCTATCCCAGGGGGGCCGAACGATCCGGCCAGCCCCGCAAACCAATCGGCGGCAACGCCGCAGTCTACCCTCGGCAAGCTGAATGCCGACCTTGCGCGCGGTGCTATCACCCGCGAACAGTTCGACGTTGAGCAAGAGCGCATTACCAAAGCAGCCGAAACGCCGCTGCCGCAAAACGTCATCACGTCGTTTAATTCCGCAGGCAAGACGCTCACGGACGCGGACCGCTTCGTCCGCACATTCGATCCCAAATTTGCAGGGTATGGATTGGGGATTATCGGTGATGCGGTCATGGGTGCTGGTCGCGCTGGCGTGGGGACTGAAGCCGGTAGACAGGGCGCGGCTTGGTGGAACGACTATGACCGCTACAAGAACCAGGTTCGAAACGAACTGTTCGGCTCTGCACTGACGAATACTGAAAAAGGGGCGTTTGAGCGAGCCGACATCAACCCCGGCATGGCTCCCGATCAGATCACCACAAACCTTGCACGCCAGCGTGAGGCAGCTCAAGCCGCAGCAAGAAAACTCATTGCACCGCACGTTCTGGCCGGCAAGAGCGTGGAGCAAATCGAATCCGCTGTCGGGTTCTCTCTTTCCGACCTTGGCATCGCGCGCCCGGCTGCTAGGGCGCGTCCGCAGCCTCCGGGGACTGCTCCCACCGCTCCCCCGGCTGCTCCTGCTACGCCCGCCGCTACGCGTCCCGCTCCTGGCACCGTCTTACGCCCTGCCGATGCTGGCGCACGAGAGGGCAGGACAGGCACAGACGAAGCAACCGGCGCTCCCGTCGTCGTCCGCAACGGTCAAATCGTGGTGCGTGAATGAACCTAACGCCGCAGGATAGAGACCTTCTCATCCGCACCGTCATTGGTGAAGCGGCTGGGGAAAATGAGGTCGGACAGCGCGCGGTTGCGCATGTCGTGCTTAACCGTATGCGCGGCGCTGGCTCTGGCGTGGCTGATACGGTCTTTGCCCGCAATCAGTTTGAGCCGTGGGGCAACCCGCAGACCCGCGCCCGGCTTGAATCGATCGCTCCTAGCGATCCCGTCTATCAGCGCGTTGCGGCGAGCCTTGCCCCTGTCTTTACCGGCCAGTCTCAAGACCCGACACGCGGCGCAACGCACTTCTATTCACCGACTGCACAGGCTGGCCTCGGTCGCGCTGCCCCCTCTTGGGATAATGGCACGGGTCAGGACTTAGGCCGTCATCGCTTTTTTGCGCTAGGCTATGGTGGCGCAACGCCCGCCAATCCGCACGGCATCCAGGCGCAAGCGTCGGCTGGCAGGCCAATGCAGCTTCAGGGCGCGAACCCGAACACGATTGCATGGGATGACGAGCCGCGCGGACAGGCACAGGCCGCGACGGTAACGCCCGCGTCTGTTCCGGCTGCCGCTACGGCTTTCGCTCCCACGGCTACCCCTGCCGCCGCTCCTACCCCTGCGGCTGCTACGCCTTCCGCCGCTCCTGCGATCAAGTGGGATGACGAGCCAGCCGCACAGCCTCCCGCCCGCCCGGAACTTCCGGCCCCCGAGCCCGCGCTTGACCGGACAGAGAACTACGGCGAGACGGCTGCATTTAGCGCGCCCGTTCCCCAGCCGCGTCCCGAGACAGCGCCCGCGCCAACGACATCAGCCGGGCAGATGCCGCCTGTTCAGGCCGCTCCCCCGTCCGGTCCCGGTATCCAGGCTCCGAACCTAGACCAGACCTTTGCGCAGTTCCGCACCGCGCCCGTGAACACGGAGGGCGAGGGCGCTCCGGTTCAGCAACAGTCAATCCCCGAAATCACGGTGCGCCCGCCCGACAGCATGACGGCGCGTCAGCGCTATCAGCTTGAGCGGGAAAAGCTGACTGCCGAGCGCAATCAGTCTCTTATTGGCCGAAACATTAACAACCTCGATATTGGCGTTCGTGGTGTCACGCGCGGCATCAACCCGTTCATGGATGACACGGCGGCTTTTCTCAGCACCGTCACAGGTGGCGGGCAGGGCGGGACATTCTCCGAACGCTACCGGGACAACCTTGCCCGCGAACGCGGCATCAACGCGGCCAATGATGCGGAGGCCCCGATTGTCTCCTACGGGACGCAGCTTATCGGCGGTCTTGCGCTGCCGGTCGGGCGCATTGCCGAGCCTGCGAATGCCCTTGTTCGCTTCGGTCGTGGCGCTGGCATCGGTGCTGGCTACGGCGCTGCCTACGGCTTCGGCGCGGGCGATAGCCTCGAGGATCGCGCCACAAAGGCAGCTACAGGCGCGGCAGTCGGTGCCGCTGTCGGTGGGCCTCTCAACGCCCTGATCGGCGCTAGGGTGCCTCAGAACGCCATCGCAAGCACACGCCCGAACAGTGCCGAGGTTGTCGCCGCCGCCGAGCGTCAGAATGTCCAGGTTCCGCGCCTGATCGCGACCGATAGCATGGCTATGCAGCGCGCCGGGCAGGCCGTCCGCAATGTCCCCTTGGCTGGTGATTCGATTGTCTCCCGAACTGACCGCATGGTTCAGCAGATGGGCGGGCGGCTGGATGATCTGGCCGGTCAGGTTCCGACGCGGGATGCTGTCGGCGGTGCGGTTCGTTCTGCCGTTGACGAGACGATGCGCAGGACCATGCCTAACCGGGCAGATGCGCTTTACAAGCGCGTCGAGCAATTCATGCCTGTTGGGCAGGCTTACCCCCTGTCAAATACCCAATCCATTGTCCAGACGCTTACTGCCCGCAATCAGGCAGCGGCGCTTGGCAATGATACCGCTCAGGTAGTGCAAGAGGCGCTGTCTCGACCGGGCGGGATGACATATGAAGGTATGCGCGCCCTGCGGACCCGTATCGGTGAAATGACAGGCTTCAATGCCGCCCCGCAAGGGACTTCGAACGCCGAACTGAAGCAGCTTTACGGCGCGCTTTCCCAGGATATCGAGGCGGCTGTTTCGTCAGCCGGGCCACAGGCCCAGCGTGCCTACGGGCAGGCCAACCAATGGTTTCAGGGCTGGGCACAGCGCCGCGAGACGCTTCAGCGCATCCTTAATGCCCCATCTGACGAGGGTGTCGTCAACCAGATCAGAAACGCCGCCTCGTCGCGCGCCTCGGCTGATATCTGGAAACTATCCACGGCGCGCAAGGCTGTCGGCAATGACGAGTGGAATGACGTTGCCGCTTCCGTTGTCCAGTCGCTTGGGCGTGATGCAGAGGGCAACTTCAGCCCAGCGCGGTTCGTGACCGATTACGGCAATCTGTCCGAACGCGGCAAGGATTTGATTTTCCGAGCGACGGGCAATCGGCAACTCGCCACAGCCCTTGATGACATCGCCACCATTTCCAGCCGAGCTAGGGAAGTCCAGCGCTTTAGTAATCCTTCCGGTACGGTTCAGAACCTTACCGGGATCGGAATGGGTGCTGGCATGATGACCAGCCCGCTCACGACGATTTCAACAATTGTCGGTGCAAACGTCATGGCACGGGTGCTGTCTTCCCCTGCCACTGCATCCTCTGCCGCCCGCTGGTCCCGCGCCTATCAGGCCGCAGTCCGGACGCCGACCTCTGTCACCATGACAGGTCTACAGATTGCCTCGCGTAACTTTGCCTCCACGCTGGGCGATAAACTTGGCGTAACGGTAGACCCATCGAAGCTCTTCCAACCCGCTCAAAACCTTCTGATAGGCCGTAGGCCCATAGCCGCAGAGGGCGACGAAGCCCCAAGCCCAGAGCGGGTCCAGTAGGCCCCACACAGACCAGATCACAGACCACCAGAACAACCGCCAGTCCGGCGGTCGCTTCCGTTCGGGAGAGCCGATGTCCGTCACCCTATTATCAGCATGGTTTCAGGCTGTTTCCTCAACCGGTGCACCTTATTCCGGCGCGCTGCTCTACACCTACACCAGCGGGACCACGACGCCGGTTGCCACCTATTCGGACAGCACCAGGACTACGCCGCACGCCAACCCGGTCGTTGCTGACGCTTCTGGCGTGTTCCCGACCATCTACCTGTCGGACAGCACGACCAAGCTCGTTCTCAAGACATCAACCGGGACCACGATCAAAACGATTGATCCGGTCGGTGAGCTTACCACGGCCACCACGCCGCTTTCCATCCCGACCGGGGCCTATTTCCCATATGGCGGGGCATCTGCTCCCACCGGCTACCTTCTCTGCGACGGCACGGCCTATTCGCGGTCTACCTATTCAGCCCTGTTTGCGGTTATCGGCACGTCTTACGGGACGGGCGACGGCGCAACGACCTTCAATGTCCCTGACCTTCGCGGGCGGACGCCATTTGGCCGCGATAACATGGGCGGCAGTGACGCGGCTCGCATTCCGTCAAGCATCACAGGCCGCACCAGCATGGGCGGCACGGGCGGCGCTGGTCAGGTCACGCTTGCCGAAACGAACCTTCCTTCTCATTCCCACAGCAGCGTGCCGACGACTGCCGTGGTCACTCGAGACGGCTGGACCACAACAGGCAGCGCGCCAAGCCCGTCTGCCTCCATAACTTCGGGACGTGTCGTCGTCGGTTCCGGTTCAAACGAGAGCGCAGAAACGCTTGAGAGCATTCGTGCGGCTGGTGCTGACCTGACTGTGACGCTTTCCGGCACTGCCTCCACAAGTGCAATCGGGTCGGGAACCGCACTGGTCACACTCAGCCCGGCTCAATTCGGTTCCTACATCATCAAGACGTGAGGGCGGCATGGCATCACGGCGTGATCTGAAAATCATCAAGGGCTCGACCTTCAACCTCCTGTTCCGGCTGAAAAGCCGTGACGCGGCAGGTGGGGATACGGCCATCAACCTCACAGGTTCGACCGTCGCCTTGCGCATGGAAACGGCTTCCGAAGAGTGGGAATACGTGACCGGGACGGATGCTGAAATCGTGGTCACGGGTGCCTCGACTGGTGAGGTGACGTTTACTCTCTCCGCTGCCGAGACCGCGACATTCCCCAGCCCCCGGACCCGTTGCAAGTGGTCGCTGGAACTCAGGACCGCCACCGAAGACCGGACGCTTGTGATCGGCAACGTCACCTTGATTGATTGGGCCAACCCATGACGGTCGTTATCGAAGCCGTCGAACGCGGCGTTCAGGGACCGCAAGGCGATCAAGGTCCTTCATTCACCAACTGGAAAGGCGCATGGTCTGGCGCTACTGCGTACATCGTCGGTGACGGCGTTTCGTCCGGTGGCTCGTCTTACATTTGCATCCTGGCGCATACCAACCAGACGCCACCGAATGCGACCTATTGGGGCGTCATCGCATCCAAGGGCGACACGGGCGCAACTGGTCCAACAGGCGCAACCGGCGCGACAGGATCGGTTTCGTCAATCGTCGCGGCAGACATCACGGACAGCACGGCGACGGGTCGATCTGTCCTGACAGGGGACGCCGCTGCCGGTCGAACGGCTCTTGCCCTCGGCACCGCTGCTGTCTCAGCCACAGGCGACTTTGCGGCGGCATCCCACAACCATGCCGGTTCCGCCATCACATCCGGCACGGTGGGCGCTGCAAGGCTTCCTGTCGCCACCTCGTCAGAGTTCAGGTCTGGCACCGCCGACCGCGTTCTTGGCGTGGTGGAGACAGCCGCAGCCGGTGCCTATGTCAGCCTGTCCGACGCGGCGACCATTGCCGTCGATATGTCCGCTGGCATCAATTTCACGGTGACGCTTGGCGGCAATCGGACGTTAGGCGCACCGACCAACACGACCGAAGGCCGATTCGGGTCAATCCTCGTCTATCAGGACGGGACTGGCGGTCGGACGCTCTCCTTCAATGCCGTCTACAAGTTCATCGGCGGGACGGCGTTTTCAATCGACACGACGGCCTCGCGCCTGTCTGTCCTGAATTATCAGGTCATCAACTCGACCACCATTTTCCTGACGGGCGGGGCTGGCGTCCGATGATCCCAGGCATGGGCAGGATGATGATCCCGCAGACGAGCGGGGGCACTCAGACCGTTGTCTTCGCGGGGACAAACGGCGACGCGTGGACATCGACGGACGGGGCAACCCTGTCAGCAAAATTCACGCTCGGTTCGGGGACATCAATTGCTGGCGTCGCTTACAGAAGCGGAACGTGGGTCGCGTGCAACGAGCGGTATATATATTCCAGTCCAGACGCTACGGCATGGACACAGCGCTATGACATGACGGGGGGAGGTGGCGCTGCCCCTGTATGCGTGGTTTCGGGAAATGGCGAGTTTATCGCCAGAACAAACGGCTCCGCAGCCGCCTTTCTCTATTCTTCTAACGGCACGTCGTGGTCGGCAAGCAGCGCAGTCACCATTTCCGCAAGATCAATAGCATGGTCATCCGACCTCAGCATTTATGTCTGCGTCGGCAATTCCGGCGCAATCGTGACCGGCGCGACTGCCGCAGGGGCGTGGACCAGCAGGACAAGCGGCACCGCCAATAACCTGTTCTGCGTGGCCTACGGCAATGGAAAATTCGTTGCTGTCGGCGCATCAGGGACCATCCGATATTCCACCACCGGATTAACCTGGACTGGTGCGACAAGCGGCACGACCGAAGCACTGTATTCTGTTTGCTGGACGGGCTCCTACTTTATCGCCTGCGGATCAACCGGGGCGCTTTTGAGGTCGGCTGGCGGCGTAACGTGGTCAACACTCACGAGCGGCACGACAAATCCAATTTTGGGTGTCTTTGCAAACGGAACTTACGTTTTCGCGATGGGTCAGAACGTGGTGCTTCGCTCCACCGATAGCGGCGCATCGTTTTCGAGCTTTTCAGCCTCGGTCCCCAGCCTTTCAAATTCCGTCTACCCGACAGAGGGCGCATAATGGCTCTAGAAACCGTCATCGTTGAAATTGTCGAACAGGGCGTTCAGGGGCCATCCGTCTCCGATGGGGATAAAGGCGACGTTACTGTTTCCGGTAGCGGGTCTGTCTGGACTATCGATAGCGGCGTCATCACCGACGCCAAGGTCAACGCCTCCGCAGCGATTGCAGGGACGAAGCTGGCCAACACCCCATCCGGCAATATCGCCGCGACGACGGTTCAAGCTGCGATAAACGAGTTGGACACGGAGAAGGTCGCCAAGGCTGGCGACACGATGACGGGGGCGCTAAATGTCAATCTATCAGGAGGAAGCACCTACCCTGCAATACTGACGGGCTCTGGAGCGCGCCTTATCGGGTCTTTGTCTGCCTCCTGCAATTTTGAGATAATGACCACCTTTGGCACCCCCACTATGACCTTCCGCCAGCAGGGGGGGACATGGGCGTCCCCGACAGCAATCGCCTCCAGCCAAAACATCGGAAATTTTCAGGTCATGGGGCATGACGGCACGTCCGCCGGAACGGCGGCGCGCGGGTCATTTCGTTTCCAAGGTGCCGAAGGCTGGACACCATCAGCGCAAGGTACACGGGCTGACGTACGCGTAACGCCCATTGGCTCGACCGTACTTACCACTCGACTTTCAATCGAGAATAACGGCGACACAACCCCCGGCGTCGACAACACCCAAGCCCTCGGCACCGCGTCGCTTCGGTGGAACTCGCTGCGGGTTGGTACGGCTACAAGTCAGTTCGACGGTGATTTGACTGTCGGCGCTGGCACCGGCACTAAGGTGCTTCGTATCAACGGCGGCGTTTCTGGCGCTAATGATGGCGCGGCGATCTACTTCCAGAATGGCGGTATCTCGTTCAACGCCATGGGTAACACCTCAGCCATTCTCGGCGCTGGGTATGACACCAGCTTCATGATCTACACTGGCGGCGGTGGGATCGCGAAGTTCTTCGGCGGCACGTTCCGCCCCAACACCGACTTGCAGGCCGATCTCGGCACCGCTTCATTCCGCTGGAACAGCCTTCGGGTTGGCACGGGCGGCGCGCAGATCGACGGCAATGTGATCGTTGACGGCTACGTAAAGCCCAAATCCTACACGGTCGGCACCGTGCCAAGCGCGGCGTCGTCTGGTGCTGGTGCGCAAATCTACATCAGCAACGAGAGCGGAGGGGCTGTCATCGCTTTCTCCGATGGCACCGATTGGCGTCGTGTCACTGACCGCGCCATCATCTCCTAAAGCGAGGCTACCATGACAACATATGCCTATGAAGTGATGCTTCGTGGTACTCCTGACCGTGGCCTGAAGGTCGCGGGCTGCCATCTCGTTGAAAGCGTGGTGGTGAACGGGAAAGACTACCCTGGCGATCCGATGCCGATCAATTACGCAGACCTCAAAGACCTGTTGCCAGAATGGTTTTCTGGCATGGCCGGTCAAGTGGCTGCGGCGGAAGCGGCGCGCGACGCGGCGTTGGCTGAAGTGGAGGCCGCGAACAGTGACCGCGACGAGAAAGTCGCCGCAGCCGAACAGGCCGCAGCCGCGCACGCAGAGGCCATCGCCGCGCTTCAGGCCCGCATTGACGAACTGACGGCGACCCCTCCCCCGCCACCAGTGGACGAGGTCCACATTGCCTACGTGAAGCAGGCGCTTGATGAGGCTGGCAAGCTGGATGCCGTTGACGCCGCTGCGGACGCCGCTGGCAAAGGCGCGCTTTGGCGCTTCGCGACATCCATCACCGGAACCGAACCGGACGTGATGGCTATCGCTCAAGCGCTCGGTATCGACCTCGATGCCATCCTGACCGCAGCCCGCACCATCCGCGCATCGCGCGGCTGATGTCCCCGACAGACCTCCCGCCCGCTGCGGTCATCGCAGTGGGCTTTTTCGTGTTCGCGGCCCTCGGCTTTTTCACCTTCGACACCATCCGACAAATCCACAGAAGGGAACGGCCATGAACCGCCGCATCTTCTTGAATTACGTCCGCAACGCTCCCTTTGGCGGTCGGCTTGTTCACGCTCAGATCGACGGGATCAACCGCATCCTTGACGAATGGAAAGCGCGCGGTCTCTTGGATGACCGCTGGCTGGCCTACATGCTCGCGACGGTATTTTGGGAGACGGCCAAGACAATGCAGCCCGTTCGCGAGATGGGCGGCGAGGCTTACCTTCGATCCAAGCGCTATTACCCGTGGGTCGGTGAGGGGCTGGTGCAAGTCACATGGGAGGCCAATCACCGGAAGTTTGGCGCGACAAAGCCCGGCGAGCTTCTGACGTGGCCCATCGCACTGAAGGCCATGTTTGACGGCATGACGCGCGGCATGTTCACCGGCAAGAGCCTCCGGGACTATTTCAACGAGACGAGAAACGACCCGCGCGGCGCTCGCAAGATTATCAACGGGACCGACAAGGCCGATCTGATCGCGGGCTTTTACGCCTCGTTCCTGGCTGCCATCAAGGCCGCGAAGATGGAGGCAGACGACGTTGAGCCAGCCAAAGCGACAGAACGGAATGCTCAGCCTGACGACGTGAAGCCGACCGATAGCACCGCAGTCCTGACCGCTGGCGGTCTTCTCACGACCGGCGTTGCGGCCATCCCTGCCATCGGCGGGATTTCCTCCGCATGGGGCTTTGCCGCGCTCGCTCTCATCGTTGTCGCGGGTGGCATTGCCGCGTGGCTGGTCATGTCGGGTCGCGTGACGATCAACAGGGGCGCGTGATGTTCACACAGTTTCGTCTAATCGCCGCAGGAATAGCGGTGATTTCGCTCCTAGCCGCCGCAGGCGGGCTTTACCTGAAAGGACGTTCTGATGGCCGTGCTTTGGAACATGCCGAACAGCAAGCCCGCGATCTGGCGGCATTGGACGCAGCCGAAAAGGCTAGGCGTGATCGGACTTTGCGCGACCTCACTGATCCTAACGGGATGCGGGACCGCGACCCTTTCCGGCGCGACTGAGTGTCGGGTATTTCAACGCATCACTTACTCGTCGCGCGACACGACGCAGACGCAGCGCGAAGTCCGGGGGCATAATGCAGCCGGTGTAGCCGCTTGCGGATGGAGGGCGCGGTGAGGGCGCTCCTGGCACTTGCCTTAGCGCTAACTCTCGCCGCTTGCGCTGGCCCATTCGACGCCCTCCGCTATTCCGTCAAGGTGGTCTCTGCCGCTGGCCACGGGTCAGGAACGGCAGTAGGTAGCGGCTTGATCCTGACAGCGGCGCACGTCGTCAAGGACGGCGAGACGGTCACGCTCATCCGGTCGGACGGGTCGGAACTCAAAGCGGTGACGGTGTGGCGAGCGCCCGCCGAAGACGTGGCTATATTGCGGATAACAGACGGCACCATGCCGGAAGCCCGCATGTCGTGCGCTCTCCCCAAGCCCGGCGAGCCTATCGAGATTGTCGGCAATCCCGGCCCCTTAACCTTCATCACGTTGCGCGGCTTTGTGGCGTCCAGCGTCAATGTTCGCGGTCCTTGGAGGGTGGCGCATATCCTTGACGCGACTGCGATGGGCGGCGTGTCCGGCGGCGGCGTCTTCGACACTCGAGGGAGGCTGATCGGCATCTTGGTTGGTGCCTACGCTTCCGGCATCTCACCACAGTCCGGTATCTCCGTCATGGTTCCGGCTTCTGAAATCTGTTTGATGATGGGCCGCACGTAATGGACCCGACGACAAAACTCGTCACCTATACGATCGACCAAGCAGGAATAGAGCGCCTGATCGCAGCCGCTTCTCTTGCCGCCGCAAAGGAAGTCAAGGCCGAAGGCCCAAGCAAGACAGACATGGAAGCCATTGCCGAAGAAGCGTTGGCCCGATTTATGGACCGCTTAGGGATTGATGACATCCCGGCATTACGAAAAGACCTCACAGCCATGCGCGCGGCTCGGGAGACAAAAGAGGCGCTTATCTCCCACGGACTTAAGGCGGTCCTGACCCTGCTTATCGGCGGCATCATCACGGCCATTTGGCTTGCGCTCAAGGATACACGGGGATGAGCGAGAGGATCGTCGCGGGGACTTTTGTCTGGCTTATTGCGGGATGTGTAAGTATGGCGTTTTTTATGTTCGCCGCGCCTGCTTTGGAGGCCAGACTAGCCCCTGTGCTGACAGACCAGCGCATCGTAATCGAAGCAGACGACCGAAAGCCCGGACGCATGTGCTGGACGTGGCATTGGGTCAAGCGGCGATATGCCCAGCCCGTTGTCGTCACATGGTCGATTGCAATCGACAACACTGCCGTTGCAATCCCGGTGGTTGCCGAGCGCGAGGCAGACGGGTTCGCCTTGCGCACTCCAGCGACACACTCCCCAGGGGCAGGGCGCAACGACTTGTGCGTCAAGATACCGGATCACTTGGACAAGTCGCCGGGGATGACCATCAAGGGGAGCATCAATTACCGCACGTCTCATGGTCTTTGGACGGTCTGGCAGGACATGCCGACAGTCAAAGTTCCGCCGCTCTAATCGCATGTCACACCCTCCGCTGCCTCGCGAGATGGCGCAAGAGGCGCTTGACGCCTTCCGCGCCTATGGGTCTCAGCAGAAAGCCGCAGACGCCCTCGGCATCCCCAGGCCGACATTGCAGGCCCGCCTAGCCAAGGCGTCCCTATATGGGATGGACGGGACAGGCCCGGTTCTGAACGGCTTCGAAATCTCGTCTATCTCCACACAGCGCGGCCCGGACGGCGAGACGCAACGTGAGTGGGTGAAACAGAAGCCAGAAGCTGGCGGCACGTTTGAAGTCCCGGCTGGCCACGTCGTCAAGGGCGTCTCTGCCTTGGTCGGCGCGGATGGGCGAACGGTTCAGCAGTGGGTTAAGACGAAGGAAGGCGATCTAGGCCCGGAAGCGTGGGCCGATATCATCAAGGCCGCTCTAGCCGATTTCCAGCATCACAGGCAGGCGCAAGAGCCTCCCCCGTCCGATGACAGCCTGGCGGTCTTCCTGCCAGTCAGTGATGCACATTTTGGCCTATATGCCCACGGCCCGGAAGCTGGCGAAGATTATGACCTCGGCATCGCAGATCGTACCAATCGCGATACGTTCGCGCGCCTGATTGACGCGACACCGGCAAGCGGTCATGCCGTGATTGTCGGACTGGGCGACCTTCTCCACGCCGACAATCCTTCAAACCAGACAACCAATTCCGGTCACGCTTTGGATGTGGACACGCGCCATTCCAAGGTGCGCAAAACCGCTGTCATGTACATGATTTTCTGCACTGAAAAGGCTTTGGAGCGGCACGCCAAGGTGACGGTGCGCGTCCTTCCTGGCAACCATGATGAAGTAACGGCGGGCGCTATCGCCTTGGCTCTTTGGGCTTGGTTCCGCAACGACGACCGCGTGACGGTTGATATCGACCCGTCTCGCTTCTGGTGGTGGCGGTTCGGTGCAAACCTTCTAGGCGCGACCCATGGCGACCAGGCCAAGATGCAAGCGCTGCCTATGCTGATGGCGGCAACCCGACCGAAGGATTGGGGAGAGACGCGGCACAGGTTCATTGCCTGCGGTCACATTCACACGAAGACGGCTCTGGAGATCGGCGGCGTGATTGTTGAGAGCTTCCAGTCCACAGCGGCTAGAGACGCATGGCACGCGGGCATGGGCTACAAGGCCGGGCGGTCCATGCAAGCCATCGTGTTGCACGAAGAGCGCGGCGAGATTGGTCGGCATCGGGTGGTCATATGAAACCCCGCGTCAACGGCATCTTTCGCTATGTCCGGCACTCAGACGCCGAAGCCTATGCGCAGCGCGGATGGATGTTTCTTCGCGACCTCGGACCCACGCACGGTGAGTATTCCGCCCTCTGGTGGCATTGTGGCTGCGTCCCTCAGAACGATGCGCCTCGTGGAACGGTTCGCGTTATGGTCGCTAATAGACCTGGACAAGCCGTTATGGTCCACGCATGAAGCAGGAGCTATCCCTGCTGGTGGCGTTCGTAGACCACGAAACGGGCTTGATCGGGATCAATGTCATTCTAGACGGCAATCAGGAGACGCGGCTTGTCGCGTCCCCACAGGTCGTTGCATCGGCCATCCGCCACCTTGCCGAGGCGCTGGCACGGAAGGCGGGGGCTGTTCCCGCTCGGGATCATTTGGGCTGATTATCGCATAAATGCAATGGAATGTTCCCGCTCGGGATAACCCTTCCCAAGTACTAGCGCGAGGATTGCGGTACGGGATGAACCGGGAACAGGCTCCCCCAGATTTCCCCCAGACGATGGCGCACGTTCCCGCTCCGTGCTGCCGATTGGTGCACTACCGTCCCGCTGTAATCGCTTGGAATATGGTGGGCGCGACAGGGATTGAACCTGTGACCCCTCCCGTGTGAAGGGCTTGGTCATCTACTTTGAAACCATCTTTATCCGTTTGAGAACTATATCATTTCCGCTGCTCGGCTGCACTGCGTTTCCACACTTCCCCCAGATTTCCCCCGAAATGATCGGAAGAGCGTTGATCGCCGGGGCGAAGTTCGAGCTATTTAAATGGGCGTAGCGCTGAACCATGGTCATGGTTTTCCAGCCGCCTAGCTTCATCAACGCCAACAGGTCGCGGTGCTCCAGATAGTACCAGGAGGCCCATGTGTGGCGGAGCGTGTGGGGTGTTACCTCTGCGCTATAAATCCACCGTCCGTTGGCCCCGCGCTTCCGGCTACCTAGCCCGGCGTTGAATGCGGCTATGCGGAAGGCGGTCTTGATCATCCCTCCCCCCTCATCCTTTTCCTGATAGGGCAGGCCACTGGGCTTGCGGAAAACCGCGCCTTCCCTGTCTGGCAGATTGGCGAGAGCCGCGACCGCAGACGGGTGCAGCGGCATACCGCGCGGCTCGCCGTTCTTGGTCTTGAGGAATTGGACGTGAGCGCGGGAGAGGTCCACCTGTTTCCAGTCAAGGAACAGAGCCTCGGATATCCTGGATCCCGTGTAGATCAGGAATGTGATCAGCGGCCTAAGATGCGGCCCGCTCGCATTGATCAGGGCTTGCGCCTCCTCCACCGATAGCCAGCGAGTTTTGCCCTCAGGCTGACGCGGGCGCTCTAGCGAGACTTCGGCGCACATCTTCCGGTTGGCCGCGTGCTGGAGCACGGCGGAGACAGGCGTGAATATCTGGCGGTTGATCGTGCTTGGTTTGGCTGTCGGCATCAGGGCCTTCGCGCATGTCTCGACCGCAACCTGATCAATCTCCGATAGCTTCCGGGTTCCGAAATAGGAGAGCAGCGGCGACATAAACCGGCGCTCGCCTCCCTGTTCCATGTAACTCAGGGCCGCGCTGGCAAAGGTCGCGACAGCGGAACGACCGTGGATTGCCTCATCGAGGATCTCTGCCTCTCGCCGGGCGCGGTATTCTTCCGCCCTTTTTCGTTCGCGAGTGCCAGTGCTTTCTTCAACGCGTCGGCCCCGGACGGAGCCCCGGACGTACCAAGGGCCGTCTTTGACTTTCCGGTTTTTGACGAGCTTGAGTGCCATCTCAGGGCCTCTCGGATTACAACGATGTCTTCGGGGAGAAAACGCCACTCACGCCCAATGCGGTAGCCGAAGCCTTGCTTGCCCGCCAGCCAACCTTGCAGCCAGCGGCGAGAACAGCCAAGAGCCTTTGCGGCGTCATCCAGCCCCATGATTGCCGAAACCTCCCTCATGGCGTGGGCTCGGGGGCGGCGGGGGAGAGCGGCACGGATGGCAATGCCGGGTCGTGGATTGTGTCGATGAACCAGTCTGGGTGCAGATTGATGGTCATCCCATCGACAATGCGATCCACCTGTCGCTCCGACTTTCCGGTGACATCGACCCGCCCCGTCCGCTCGCCGGTCTCGTAGTTCACTCGCTCAAGATAGGTCCTGGTCATCACTCCCCTCCCTTGGCTGCGGTCATGGCGCGGTAGACTGCAACGGCGACCATCCCGTCATCCCAGTCCGGCGTGATGCCCGCGACGTAGTTCTGGTGATCAGCGTGAACCCCTTCTAAAACGGTGATCCCTGCGTCGATCATACCAAATGGTAAGGCGCTGTCTGAGACTTCGCGCGTCTCGTCGTCCTTCGGCACGCACACCATTCCAGCCGCCTCTATGGCCGACAGGGCGGCTTGGGCTGCGATGCGCGCGTTCATCCGCCGAACATGATGTTCGTTCTCCTCGAACGCTTCCGGGTCGATCTTGACCGCGATGCTCTCGACCAGCGTCATGACTTGGGCTCCTTGAGTAGGGCGATGTTGACTGCGCGGGGAAAGACTTTGTTGCCGTAGCGAAGTGTGTCGGGAGAGCCTGATGGCTCCTTGGTGAGCAGGGCGCGGGCGATCCGTTCAAACTCCTCAACCCTGGCGCGCAAGGCGTTGGCCTCCATCAGCCGGTCATGAGCAATCGCGGCCCACCTGTCGGATGTCCGCTCAAGCTCTAGGACGCGCGCTTCGGCGGTCTCGGCGCGGGTGTTGGCAGCAGTCTCCAGTGCAATTCGGTTGACGTTCTCGTCGTACTGCCAGTCGCGCTCCCTCGTCAGTCTCTCCACCTCGGCTTGCAGGCCGGGTTGGGGGGCGGCGTAGAGGGGCTGAACTTTTGTATAGTCAGGATGGTTCTTACGCGGCTCGGTGTAACGCAACTCCCATCGGTTGCTGATTGCACATAGCACCCGCCACGCCACCGGCTCCGGCGCGGGGGAGGCAGCGCTGTCCCGCATGCATAAAGTGCTATCGTAATGCGGCGACATCGACATGGGGCATGAACCGTTGCACTGGGTCCAGTTGTCGCCAGAATGAAGCCCACACTTCGGGCATGTGAGATCACCCGACATGGTCGGTCTCCTCGATTCCGCAGATGACGACGGGGACGACGCAATAACCGGAGTGTGTCCACTTCTCGTCAGGCTCAACGGCTTCGACCCGAACAAGCTCCTCGTTGTCCGTGTCCATGATCGCCCACCCCCGCACTCCGCACAGCGGCAGAGCGGCGAGGAGGGCGGCGCGCATGGCTTCGTCATCGGACGATGTGCGTCGCACAGCGGCAAGCCACGCGGTTTGCGCCGCTTCCACGGCTTCATCGGGGATCATCGGGGCCTACCTGGTCGTCGCGTTCCAAACGGCGGCGCTCGTCGCGGTCTTCGCGGAGATAGTCGGGATCGGGGTCAAACGGGTCTTCAAATTCACAGGGCGCGCTTTCGGGCATGTTCCCTGTCTTTTCCTCCCACTCGCAATTCCGGGTGGAATATGACCCGCACCATCGGCAAATGTCAGACATTCTCAACATCCCTCATCATCGCCCTCGCGAGCGCTATCGTCTCGATGTCGCGGCTGTCTGATCCCCCAGCCGCTAGGCGCGCTTCGGCCTCGGCTATCAGGGTGAGAAGGGCGGCGGTCATGGCCGCACCTTCCAAAGCGAGCCGACCGCATCGGCCAGGTTGTCTTCGACCATGTTGACGAATTCCGAGATATCAGCGCCACCGACCCCATCGGCGCGGGCTTGTGCGGCGCGAAGGAAGGCCATGAACGTCTCGGCCTGTTCCTCGATGTCCTGTGCAATCTGGAGCGCGATCACGTCGCTTGCTGACAACAAGTCGGCGTTGCGCTGGCGGGGCGAGCGGTAGAGCGTGGCGAGTTCTGACGGGGACATCACGCGGCCTCCGACTGGATAGAAACGACCGACGCGGCGCGCTTCTCGATGAAGTCGAGGATGTCCGTCGTCTCGGTGGCCTTCGGTGTGTTCGGATAATTGGCGGCGACGTGCGAGTGGAACTCAGCAAGCGAGAACGTCCGGCAACCGGCGCGGATGATCAGGCCCTTGTCCGTAGCGTAGGCCAGGAACTCGTAGCCATCGGAGCGCATGGCGCGAGCGACCAGCGAGCGAACGGTGGCACCGTCGAGGTTGGCACCGGCGAGGTTGGCACCGGCAAGGTTGGCACCGGCGAGGTAGGCACCGTCGAGGTTGGCACCGGCAAGGTTGGCACCGGCGAGGTTGGCACCGGCGAGGTAGGCACCGGCAAGGTT